GCCTGTTGAACCTGTAATTCCTGTAGCTCCAAGACCAGTCGCACCAGTCCAACCTGTTGATCCCTGAAAACCTGTAGCACCATCCTGACCAACATAACCGCTGGCACCAGTCCAGCCTGTTGATCCCTGAAAACCTGTTGATCCCTGTTTACCAGTAACAGTAGATGTTAAATCAGTAAGATTAACTTTGGACACAGTTCCAGTTTGTGGTTCCGTGACCTTTACAACTGGAGTTTGTCTGTTTACTGTAACTTTTATGTCTGACATTTTTTGACCTTAGTGAAGTCTTAAGAAACTGGTTGCGCCTGTTAGATAGAAATTTAAACCGTCGTATATTCCTGTTGCTCCAACAATACCAGTGGCTCCTTCGTATATAGCTGCAGAAGGAGTTACAACAATAATTCCTTCGAGTACTCGCTTTTTAATGTCATTACCAGAATCAAAAATGTCTACTGTGTAGAAATATCTACCAGGAGGAATTGTAGCTGTATAATCATAATCCTGGTATAGCTGAATGTTTCCGTTTGTAGCGGGAGAAACTATATTACAATCAATGTTAAATACGTCTGATGTGTTGTATAGAGAAGAACGCATCTTACCAGATGCAGTATATTCGGTAAGATCTATTGGGTTTCCCGAAGCGTCATTAAGGGTGATGGTGACGTCAAATGTCACGCCTTTTTCTATTGTTAGATTAGTAATCCCAGCCATATATTTCTTATTTAGTTCCCTTCTGTTATGGTGGTGATAATCTCGTAAGTATCGTCTTTATTAGCTGTAATAGGATCTATGGTTACATTTACTGTTGTTAGAGTTTGTTCGTAATCCAGATCCTTGAAGTTAACATCAATATTCTTAATAATTCCAGAAGAATCTTTAACAGGAGGATAGACCCAACCAGCGGCAGAAAACGTAAACGTCCAGGTGATAATTCTGTCTTCTGCTACATCTCCTTGATATTGATCTTCAGATGTAATCGATGTAAGAGAAATCGGTACGTCCCTTTTAAGTCCATACGCAGGAACATCGTTTAAAGTAACTGTGTAAAAAGGAGTAAAGTAAGGAACAATTTGTTCTACAATCTGTAATCCATCATCGATGTATTTAACAAAAGCGTAAAGGGAAAATTCAAAGTTATATGGAACAGGATTGTATTGATAAGCAAAAGGAAACTTTAAAGTAGCCGTTCCAGAACCAGCTGATGTTAAGGTTATCTTAGAAGATTCATTTGCTGCTGTTGCATTAATAGCCAAAGATATTGTGTTGTTGTCAACCTTTATTACATAATAAGAAGTACCACTTGTAAGTCCACCAATAGATGTTGTTCCCGCAATGTAGGTTAAAGATCTTCCAGTTGACAATCCATGGTTTGTAAGTGTAATTGTGCTATTGGTAGTGTTAACAGCAGAAGGCGCAAATGTTACATCGGGAGAAGAAGGAAAAGTAACTTTGTTTAATGTCTGTGATTTTCTTGTAGGATCATAAGACATCCCAGTTAATTCAAACGCTAACCTTGGTAGAACAACTTTAATGTCTGTTTTATTCTGTTGAATCTGGGGATTTCTTTGCTGTAACATGATTACAGTTTTATCCCCAGGAGCATATGCCAGTGGAACTTTAATTAGATCGTGTTGCTTACCTGTGTTATCATAACGCTGAACGTAGATCTCATTAAACAGAGAACCAAATGCCGCTGTTAGATTTCTTATAGATGCGAAGTAAAATGGTCTTGCGTTCATTATAGTTTCCCGAATGGATTATTTTCTGTCCAGTCTTGTGTGTTATCAGCGATATCTTCTATTTGTTTATTCTTGGCAAATGGATCGCCAATTCCAGTTGCGCCGTCATTATGGTAATCCTTACCGATAGAATCGACATCGACTTGGCCAACATCCAGATCTTCGTTGGAGTACTTAAAGGTTTCACAGGCAAGTACAAAGTATTGACGAGAACCTAGAGGATAAAGCGGATTCTTGTCTTCAATAAACTTGATTTCAAAAAGAGAATTAGATGTTGGGTAATAAATCAGATCGCCTTCTACTGGAACAGTTAGACCGATATATTGATTAAACTTTTCTCTTGAACAAATAAGTCTTAGTTGATAGTTAAGTTGGAAACCGAAGTTTGTAATCTGTGGACCAATCCCAAAAAACGCATCATAGTTTTCAATCAACATTTCAATCGTGTAATTTTTCGTAAAAGAAGAAAGAGTATCTTCGTGAAACAAATCATCTAGCTTTACCAGATTACGAGGAATGTAAACAAAGTCTGCCCCTGCCATTTGAATGGCTTCGTTGGCAATTTGTTGTAGTAGGTTCTGTTCTGAAGTTGAACCAATCCCTCTACCCGATTGAAAATATTTGTTAGTTGGCACGACTATTATTTATATCATCAGGATATCCAAAATACCACGATCCATCTTCTCTATATATCCTTTTTCTTCCTATTTTAGATTCAGCGACTTTCTTTCGATTTTCCAAAGATGACATGGCATTATTATTACCTAACGCTTTACCTTTCCTATTACGACTCATTTTTTCTTTCGTTTCTTTTGTTACTATTTTATTCCGATGAAATTCTCCTATTTTATATTTAGCTTCTATACTATGAGAATATGTCATACCTTTAGCTCTCTGGTTTCCTTTCAAACTTTCTATTATTTTATTCCTACCCTCTTCTGTCAATTTAGCTAATGATCCCCATTTTCTGGCTCTATCTTTAGCTTCTTCTGTATTCGAAATTTCTCTCTTTTTTTGTTTAAATTCCTCTGGTGCAATCCAACCAGATTTCCCTTCGCCACCGTCCGTCAAATTTCTAAGTATACCTGTTCCAAGATCTTTTCTCCCATATTCTGAAATTAAAGACTTTTCTAATTCATGTGCTTCTTTTTCAGTTAACATGTCTTTAACTATTACGATTTTAGATTTATCTTTTGGTATTGAGATATTGGAATGTTTTCCCCATGCTCTTCTTCCAGTACCTTTTCCGATGTAATAAGGAGTTCCGTCAGACCTGACGTATTGATAGACGTAATAAATATTAGCAGACATAGACTAGTCCTTTCCTAGTTTGTGTTTAGAGGGTAGATAGTGTTTCAGCACTTCTACCCTCATTTATTTATACAAAAACGTTTTTTAACCGAGCAGAAAATCTGCTGGCAATTGCATGTCGCTGTATAGCTGCTGTTCTAACTGAGCCATTTCATCAACTGCTTCTGAATAAATTGCGTCACCATTAAGTGTAATGCCACCAGGAAGATTTACGTTACCAAACTTCTTAAGGTTGCCTCCCCATTGCTTTTTAACAAGAGCAGTTGAATATGCCTTTAACCACCAATCGTCCCACATTTCTGGGAACTTCTCAGGATCTAATTTCACATAAACCTTGAACATAAGAATAGGAGCCTTTGCCTTTACAATAGAAATAGACTCTGTGAAATATACTCTATTTGTTTTGCGATTAAAGTGAAACGATTTAACAGGAGACATTTGTTCCTGAATCATTTCGGTGTAGCCACGAAGAGCATCGTAGTATTGAACGTTGCCTGTGGCTACACCTGGAGTAACGTAGAAATCGTTTAAGAAGAACTGATACTGAGCCGAGAACAAATCGGTTCCTGAGAGGAAAGAAGAAGCCAAGAACGGATAAATTCTTACAACTGAGAAAATAAGATCAGGTAGCTGGATATATCCGTTTGTAACGTCAGAATCCTGCAACTTTACGCAGAGATATCTTTCTTCAGTACCGTCAAAATGGTAGTCGTAATACTTATCTAGAGCGTCATCAATACGCTCCATGACTTGTTCCTGATCAACGTTGATGTCTATGACAGGGTGTCCAAGTCTTCTTAGGCAATAATCTGCTAATTCTTCTTTTGTTCTTGGTCTAGCCATGTTATTCCTCTTAACTATTTATATAAGAATAAATGGCTACTGCCACTATTCCCAATATGTTGGGTTCACAAAAGGTCTTAACAGAATAGCTTCTGTTGGGGTTATGTCAAAAGAGCTAATAACATCAGTTTGTATTAATTCCATATCTACTTCTTTTCGTAACAACGGTTCAATTTCAGCCTGAAACGCATCCATATTCTCTGGTTTTACTCGAATGGTTCCGTCTGTTTTTCCTGCTGGAGCGTCGCCTCCGTACTTTAAGACCAATTCGTTTCGGACATCATCAAACTTCTTAAGTTCCTCAGAGGCTACTTGCAAAAACCCAGACAATTTAAATGCGGAATATGGAGACATTTTCTCATTTGATAGTCGGACTAGGGTAGGTTCTGCCGCCTTTAATTGTGCAATTGTCATATTGACATTTCTCAACTTTCGCGTTATACTATATATTAAGGGGAGGTGGAAACACCTCCCAATACTATTTATAGGAGTCTTAATGAAAACAACTAAAATCTTGTTAATGGTTCTGCTTTTCCCGTTTATGGGATTTGCAAAGTCCAAGAAGCAAGATCTAACCTGTTTGACACAAGCAATTTATTTTGAAGCAAGAGGAGATTCTCTTGAAGGAAGAGCTGCTGTGGCAAACGTTGTAATGAATAGATACAACAAATGGAACTATAAATCTGTATGTGACGTGACTGCAGCAAAGGGACAATTCGGTTGGTGGGAAACTAGGAACAGAAAGATCCTAGAAAAGAACAAGTGGGAAGAAGCAAATATTATTGCTAAGTTGGTTTATTCTGGATTAGTCGAGGATAACACTAGCGGAGCGACGTTCTTTCACGAAAGATCCATCAAACCGTATTGGACTAAGAGGATGGTTAAGGTAGGTGTTATCGGAAGGCATACATTCTATATCAGCTAACTATTTAGTTAATATATTATTTCCTTGCGACATACTTATTGTAACGCTAAAAAGGTCGGAAGTAAAGGGGTCAGATGAAAAAAAAACCTCTTTACTTCCGACTAACTTCGAGGTATAATTAGATTATGTCTTTGTATATCGATGTGAAGTATTTGAATTTGACTTCTTCTAATCTTCCTAACTTCAAGAAAAAGGGAGAATCTCTATGGAATTTCCGTTGTCCCTTTTGTGGAGACTCCGAAAAAAAGAAGTCCAAGGCTCGTGGATACATCTACAAAAAGGGAAACGATCTATACTACAGATGTCATAACTGTACTTTTGGAACTACGTTTTCTAAGTTTGTAGAAAAGATCGATCCCCGTCTTCACAAAGAATATATAAAAGAGCGGTTCCTAAACGGCGAAACGGGTAAGCATAATTACAAAAAGCCTGTCCTATTCTCTCCCCCGAAGTTTAAGAACAAGGTTAAGATAAACCTCCAATCAATAGAAGATTTGGAAGAAGGTCACTGGGTTAGGAGATACGTTTATGAGAGAGCCATTCCTGATAGCTATTATAGTAGTCTTTATTTTGCGCCTGATTTTAAAAAGTTTGTACAAGAAACAGGTTCGCCGAAATATGCAGATCTCAAAGAAGAAGACCCAAGATTAGTTATTCCCTTTTATGATGAAGAAGGAAACCTATTTGCCTTCCAGGGAAGAGCATTAAAAGACTCAAAGGTTAGGTATATATCTGTTAAGCTAAATACAGATGCCCCCCTGATTTATGGTTTGGATCGGGTGAATAAAGAAGCACTTGTTTATGTTGTTGAAGGTCCAATTGATTCAATGTTTGTCAAAAACTCATTAGCTGCCGCAGGTTCCGATCTTTCCCGTGTTCTTAAAGAGATACCTAATCCTGTTTTTGTTTTTGATAATGAACCTAGAAACAAAGAGATTTGTAAGACAATGGCGAAGTTGTTGTCATCGGGAAAGAGATTTGTTATTTGGCCAGATTCATTAAGAGAAAAGGATATAAACGATATGATTCTGGCAGGTAAAGATCCAGA